GGTCGTGACCGAGGGCAAGAAGAAGGGCACGAAGTTAAACTTCGATAACGTCTCCCTTATGCCCCAGGCTCTCTGGAAGCTGAAAGGCCTCCTTGAGGCTCTCGAAGTCGAAGTTCCGGACGGCGCACTGGAGATCGAGGAAAGTGATCTCGTCGGTGGGCAGTGCGGTATCGAGGTCACTAACGAGACCTACGAGGGCAAGAAACGACCGAAGATCACCGGCTATGTCTCCGGCGGCGAGGGTGGCGAATCGTCCGACGGTGACGATGATGACGATGATGACGATGACAAGAAGGTCGCCAAGAAGCCTGCGAAGAAGGCGGACAAGGCCAAGGACGATGACGACGCCGACGACGAGGATGACGACGGGGACAAGAAGGTTGGAAAGAAGCCTTCGAAGACCGCGAAGTTCAAGGAAGGTCAGCGGGTCAAGTTCCGAGACGACAAGGACAAGCTCGTCAAGGGTAAGGTAGTCGAGATCGAAGGCGATACCGCCAAGGTCGAAGATGCCGAGGGCGATACCTGGGAGCTGGAGGTCTCGGACCTCGAAGCCGTCTGATGATTAAGACCCCTCTACTGCCCTATCAGAAGAGGGCGTCTAACCGGGCCGTCACCGCTTTAACCGGCGGTGGCGGTTTTCTGTTGTTACCCGAGCCTCGGGCGCGAAAGACCCTGATCGCTCTGGATATAATGGACCACCTAAAACCGGACTGGACTATCGTAGTCTGTCCGAAAGTTGCTATCCCCGAGTGGACCAGGCAGCTTGAAACCCATTTTAAACTCGATTGGAAGATGCAACTGACTCTGGTTAACTACGAGCAGATGGTCTCTAATCGAAAGTTTTGGTATAAGTCGGTAAAGACTGATGCCGAAATCCTACTGATCGCTGACGAAGCTCACGCCCTAAAGACACGGGGCTCCTCCCGGTCTATGGTCGTAAGGCACGTCTCGAAGTATTGCGACTACCGACTAGGGTTAACGGGGACACCGTTAGCCCAAGGCCCGGAGGATGCTTGGGCGCTCTGCGACTTTGCTGACCCTACCGTCTTCGGTAAGTGGGATGACAAGATTAACAAGAAGACCAAGGAGGTCCTTGAGGAAGGGTTCGATACCCGTTATCTGGTTTGGGGCGGATTTAAGGACAAGGAACTCGTTGGGTATAAGAACCAGGAGGAGTTTAAGGAGAAACTTCACTCTATCTCGTACCGCATTACCCTGCGTGAGGCGAAGCGGGAAGGGGGCCAAGCCCCGTTAAAGATCCAATACTCAAAGATGATGGTCGATCTCTCCTCCCGGAGCCGACGTGCCTACGATACGATGGAGAAACAGCTCTACGCTATCGTAAACCAGAAAAAGGTCAAGGCTAAGAACGTCCTCTCCGTAGCGATTAAGCTCCAGCAAATTACGGGCGGGTCTCTGATCGACGAGGAGGGTATTGCCCGGGTAATCGATAGTGAGAAAATCGAGGCCCTGCATACCTTTGTTCGGAGCCTGCGCGCCCGGTCGAAATTTATTGTCATCTGCCGGTTCCTGCACGAGATCGATAGGGTTAAGAGCCACCTAGAGAAGCTAGGGTGCTCCGTCGCTCTCGTTAAGGGGGGGTCTCCCTACGATGGGGAGTTTAAGACCGACGCTATTGTAATGCAGATCCAGAGCGGCATGGCAGTAGATATGTCTAAGGCCGATAACATAGTCTTCTACTCTGCGGACTACTCCCAGATAAATTTTGAACAGTCCCGCTTTAGGTCACTCTCATATTCGAAGTCCTTTGTACATTATCATTTTTTACTTGCCAGGGATACCGTTGATGAGATAATCTATGAGGCGCTAAGTAGAAAGGTGAATCTATCGAGACTGATCATCGATAGTTACCGAACCAGGAGCGGGAAGTGAACGACCTTAAAGACAGTATTGCCTTGGTAAAGGAGGCGCTAGCTAGCGCTCCTCCGGAGCCGGGTACCATTAGGAAAGGAGCAAGGAAAGTGCCGAAGAAAGTTGAAAAGGTGACGAAGAAGGTCACTAAGGTGGCGAAGCCCGAGAAGGCAGCGAAGAAGAGCGAGAAGGAGGTTGACGAGAACGTCGTCACGCTCGCTCAGCTCGCAGCCGAGGCCGAGATTGCCCCGCAGTCCGCGCGGGTCAAGTTGCGGGAGGCGAACGTCAGCCGTCCCGAGGGTCGCTGGCAGTGGCCGGTCGGTTCGAAGGCCCTTAAGGAGGCCCGCAAGATCGTTGGCCTCGAAGGCTAACTAAGGACGGGGGAAGGCTCCTCCTTCCCCTACCTTTAACACGGAAGTTCGTATGGGTCAGGCAGTTCATTACACGAAGAGGCAGCAGTGGGTTTGCTCTACCTGCCAGAAAGAGATCCCCGCCAGTGAGATCCTTAGTCCGAGAGAGTTCCAAATACTCCTCGAATACGCTAAGGGCAAACAGGCAACCCAGATGGCACGAGAGATGTTTCTCTCCATTAAGACCATCAGCACCCACTTGATGAGAATTCGAGCCAAGCTTGGAGTATCTACTACCCGGTTACTCCTGATCTATGCTTGGGAGCACGGACTAATGTCCGGGGACTCTAGTAAGGGTTGCGTCCATCACAAGTGAGAAGGAGACTTTATGAAAACTGCAATTTTGATTCTCGCCCTGCTCGCGTCCCCGGCTTTCGCTACCGACCTATCCCCGGCAACCATTTGCCCGTCGTATTGCACGGGGATCACTACCAATGACCTCGCCGTCACGGTCGATTACCTTAACCTGAATTCGGGCGGAGACACCACGATTATCTCGATCAACGGCGTGACTTACCGGGGAACCTCTGCCTGGACTTCGCTGACCACGAACCTGCTGCACGAGGACGTATACCTGTTCTCCCCGGACGGAACTCCGTTGCACTTCGTAGGCGACATGCGCGATACCCGAACCTGCGTAAAGTCCGGACGCGGACAGCACTGCACGGATCGCCTTTACTTCCTGGGTGGGACGGTAGAGTAATGAAGGCTGGTCTCCTCCTCCGTTGGGGTTCTTTCTGGGTTGGGGTGCATTGGGCTCCCGAGCACAAACGCCTCTGCGTTAATCTCCTTCCCTGCGTCACCCTCTGGGTGATAGGTGAGGGAGGAGATGTTCCTTCGGCGCATCAGCACCGGTGGAAACTCTACGCCCGCCGATTAGATCATACGGGTTGGTCCTCTCATCTCGAATGCAAGTATTGCCCCGAACGCAAAATTGTCTATGATGGAGAAGGGCCGTGAGTGAAGCTAGCTTCTGGGATTACCTTCGCGTTCGGTTACCGAAGGACATTCACTACTCTCGGATTGAGTCCGATACCTGCCCGGGGTTCCCCGATGTTCACTACACTCTCGACCGTGAAACCGGGACCATCGAACTGAAGGACGCTAAACTCCCAGCGGGAAAGTACCCGTTCTCTGGTAAGAGCGGATTGCGGGACTCTCAGCTTAACTGGATGGATGACGAGCTAGCCTCCGGAGGCAGGGTTCTCCTAGCCCTCCAGAAACATAACGAGATCTACATCCTACGAGCTAATGTGAATTATAGGATGCTCTCTACGATGACCCTTCGGCAGATCGAAACAGCGTCCCTCCTTCGTTGGATGAAGAGATCGGAACCCGACAACCTGACTAAGCTACTTTACGACACCCTGATTTCCCTATAGACTTAACGCTCCTAGGGCAAGGAGACTAAAGTGGAAAGATCGGTTCGGTATATCAGGGTAGACGGGATGAAACCCGCCTTATGTTTTAGAGGCAAGAAACATGCCTATGCGATTATCAACGACGAGCCCTGTGTCAGGGCCGTCGAGGTAGATCTAAAGACCCACGACCTAGCCGGGGTTGTTGGCAAGGGATTCTTCCCCTACCCGCATGGGGAGTTTACCGAGAGGATGCAGGCCGTAGGCACCCGTAAGGGCATTACCCTACGCGCCCTGGCGCTCCTAGCCGTCCCGGAAGGTGCGGAGGACCCCGAGACCCTACCCCCCGACGAGATCGCCGCTCCGGAGCCCGCAGAGCGTCCTAGCCCCCCTCCGAAACCCCCGGCAAGCGAACGGAGAGCCCCAAAGCGGGCCGAACGGCAGGTAACCCCTAGCCCGACCCCTAAACGGGGTGTTGGCGAACGGGGGAGCCTTATTGCAAAGCTTGCGGCCGAGCTAAATATTGCACCGCAGCAATTACGCTTAAGCTTACGGATGGCAGGCCTCCGAGCCCCCTACGACGACGAGGTTAAGATCCGCGCCGTGATTAAAGGAAAGAAGTAATGCCCCACCATATCAGAGCCGTGTTCGTTCCTTTCGAGATCGGGGCTGACGGACTGGCGAAGAAGCGGGATGACTTACCCCGCTTTGCCGAGGACGAGATCGAGGCGATCAAGGACTATATCCAAAGCCACCCGAGACTCGGGAGATCCAAACTAGAGTGGCGTCTGCACTCCGAGAAGGATCTGATAGCCGAGTACGTAGCCGGAGTAGGGGCTACCTAATCCTCACTTCCCAGGTCTTCCTCTAACCGTTCAGAAAGCCAGTCGGATAAACCGCCCGTCTTATCATGCTGTTTTAGTAACTTGTTCACCACGGTGGGGCCGTTTGCATCAAAGTGCTGTTGATAGAGATCATCTGGGTGAACTCCCAGTTGATTCGCCTTCTCTTCTACAGCGGAGAGAAAGTTCTGAGCCTTCCCTGTAAGCTTTGGATTCCAGCTAGGCAGCTCATCTTGCAGTCTCTGATGAGGAGAGAAACCCAGAGCCTCTTCGGTCCTCGATATGGTTGATTTAACCGTTGGTGCTATATCCGCTATATCATTAGGGTGCATCTTAGGAATCATGCTCGTCGCCTGCGTTAAGGGTGACGCTGCCTTCTGCGCTACGGGTGCGGCCTCCTGCATCGTATGAGTCGCAAGCTTCGCAGCGGGTGCGGCGGCAGCACTAGCCGCAAGCAATTTTAGCAGGGTACGCCGTCCGGCATCTACCACCCCGCCACCGCCTGCTAGTTTCTGTTTCGGCATTCCATGGCCTGCGAGGCTTTGGCCTAAGTGCGGGAGCTTGATCGCAGCCCCCCCGATCTTCTGGTCTATGTTACGCATCGTATCCTGGATAGGAATGCGAGGAGCGTGGAAGTGCATCATCCCGCCGAAGGCACTGTTGCCTCCTAGGTGCTGAACTCCCATCGGATTCCCGAAACCCCCTCCATGCCCTATGACGCTAGAGAGCGGGGAGACCGGGCCGCCGGTAGCGTGCTCCCACTTACCAACCTGCTTATCCGCTTCATGGAAGTCGTGAGCGACCTTCTTCGACGGATGTTTCCCTGGGGGATTCCACCCGTGGTCGATAGCCGACATGTAATGAGCCTGCTTTTTACTACTGGATGGCACCGGTGGTACTCCCCTTTGGTAGGGCGTTGATGATCTTATCGGAAGCGGTATTAGCCCCTCCGAGGATCGCGGAATCGGTTAGGAGTCGGGTTGCCGTTGCCGGGCGAAGAGCCCCGGTAAGTTCCATAAGACGTTTAGCCAAGGACGCCTTCTGTCCGGCTGCTCCCATCGGAATCGGAGAGGAGAGTTGACCTACCGCATCGAGGAGGTGGTCTGGCAGGCCGTGAGCTTCCCCGACCCCCGTTTGTTGGGCTACTCTCCTGTTTAACTCCGCGAGCCGCCCGGCTGCATCGGTCGAGAACTTAGGAGCCCACTTCCCGAGCATCGATGGGGCCGCTAGGATCTCGTCCATAAATTTCGGATTGCCCTTTGTCAAGCTGGTTGACCCGTCCGGGTTCTTTAGGAAATGAGAGGACCCTAGGAACTGCGGGTTACCCTCCTCGTCAAGCCCGTAGAATTGGGAAGCAACCCCCGTCGCTAATCGAGCACGAGCCTCCGCCCCACCAGCGGGTCCTAGCTCCGCTGCGACATCCGAGATCTTACGCAGCGAGGAGTCTTGGTCTACGTCGCTCGTATCTACCTGCCCACCTTCGGCAAAGGACGGTGGGGGATTGTTAAGCGCGTAGCTCGGAGGCATGTACCCGAGACGCATCATCGCAGAGTTAACCAACCAGTTAAGACCCGCGTTAGCGCCTGCATCCCCCGGGGTCGCCGCAGCGATAGCGGATAACTCCGCCGCATACGGATCACCTTCCGGGGTTTTCTCTGTTGGGTTTGCCATCGCCTTACTCCGTTGGCTGCTTCGAGATCGCCTGCGGTAGGACAGCACCGGCTGCCCCGCCACCGAGAACGGTCGCTGCAGTCCCGGCTCCCGCCCCTAGCTGCTTCGCTCGTTGCACACGAGCCGCTACGTCAGCGAGTCTAGCGAGTTGGTCTCCCCCGGCTTGACCGGATTGACTCATGATACTAGAGACCCCGCCCATATTAGGAGCAGCCGCCTTGGCTGCTAACCGTAGGGCTGTTAACTTAGGATGAACTACCGCATCCGCTATCGAGCTGATCGGACCTGCGCTAGGAGCGACGGCGGTGGCCGGTCCCTTCTTCGCGGCAGTAGTCATTACCTTCGTATGGTCGTACATCTGCGCTTCCCGTTGCAGGGTGCCGATAAAGTCAGCGGCGTCCTTCGGGTTATCGAACAGAGCCCCGAGCTTCGCCTGCATGTCAGGGGTACCGATAAGCTTATACCCGGTGTTTACCTTCCCTGGGGTTTTACCGATCTCTCGAAAGAGCCCCTCAGCAACGCCGGAGCGGAAGGCGTCCTTAGAGGAGAAGTCCATATTCGTCATCGCCGCTTCCACGTCGTGGGGAGTCATCTTCGGGAACTCGTCTAAGCCAGAATGCAGGGCATCGACCACGGCATGATCGCTCTGAAATTGCTTGCGCGCTTCGGCATAGGGAGAGACGCCGTTAGGCCCGGCTGTTTTCGCGTCGATCTCGTCTACCATGCGATCACGCATCCCGCCGATAATCCGCGCTTGGTTCTTATTCCCCGTCGCAGCCGCTCCCGCTACTTGATCGTCTAGCGCTCGCTTGACATAGTCGAAGTACTGGAGGGAGGGATTCATTACCATGCCTTGGGGGTTAACCGGGCCGATAGGAACGCCGTCGGCTTTCATATCTTTCACAGCCCGTTTCGAGGCAGCTACGCCATACGGATTGTTAAGCACGTTAGAGAGCTGGTCCGACTGAATTGATGGGAAGGCTGCGTAGGCCTTATCGTAGAGAGGCTTGGCATTAGCTTTCATCGTAGCGACGAGTTTCTGCTCCTCATCCGTGTAGGGGCTAGGAGCGAGACCCTGGTTAACCGCCTCGGTGATTCGCTGTGGAGCCCCGGCCTGTCTCTGTTGAAGTTGCTGTGCGTAGGCCTGCGATTCCGGCGCTGGGGCTGCAATCGCCTGTTTAGCTAACGCCTGACCCTGCGGGCCTAGCACATCCCCGACTGTCTGCGGATTCGGGTTTGGCCCCCTTGCTCCTGATCGCAGTTCCGTAGCGAGGGCCTTTAACCGGGAGGACGCGGCTTGGGCGTTCCCCGCATCCGCAAGAACAGAAGAGGCGACAGCTCTCTCCGGAGAGGTAGTCTGCATCATCGTCTTAATCGCAGGCAGAGCCCGAGCCCCGGCATTAGCGGCCAAGCCGGTAGCAGCACCAGCCCCGGCCCCTACGAGGAGGTCAGAGGGTTTCCCCTCCTTGATCGCCTCCGGTACCGCAGCGGCACCCCCTGCCGTTGCCCCGACCGCCGCAGAGCCTACCACGGGATGGGCGGTAATAAACTCCCGCAAGGCACCGAGCCCCCTACTAATGCCCGGGTAGCGTCCTTTAAGCGCCATAGCGCCTGCCCCGAGGGCCGCAGCACCCCCGACCTCTAGCAGCCCCGCGTTAGGACTCCCGTCGCCAGGAGCGGGGGCCTGCGCGTGTTCTGGGGGAGCCGAGGAGGCCGCAGCGACCGCCTTTTCGGTTGACTGCTCGTCGTATTTGTCGAAGTAGTTACCCATTACTCTATCTCGCTTGGGAGGTACCCGTACTTAGCCTTAAAGTCATGCAGTAAGGTCGGGTTCTGTTTAAGAATGTCCGGGTTCGATAGATCCGATACTGCAGCGGCTGGGGCCGGGTTTAACTCGTAGGCCGTGCGAGGCAGGATTCTAGCACGCCACTCGCTATCGACCATCGCGTGGTGAGCATCGTAGGCCGGGGTACCTTCTTCGAAAGTCGGCATACCCATTCCGGCATAGAATTGGTTTTTCAGGTTATTCATCCGAGGAACAAGCATCGAGCGGTAGGCTTTCGTAACTGCGTGGGTTACCGGACCCGAGAAGTCTCTACTGACCTTATGCCCCGCCTCCTCACGTTCGTTAACTCCACTTGTTTGAGATACGGCGTTCGCGATCTCGCTTCCAACGAAGGTCTTAATGGCATCGTAAACGGCAGGAGCCGCCTCGCCTGTCTGCACCCCTAGGAAATTACCAAGACGGTTAAGCTGTTTAATGTCGTTATTGTGCAACGCATCAGCCGCCTGATCTAAGATGTGCATGTGGCTAATGGCGAGATTTAGGGAACTAAGCTTGCCCCCGCTGCTGTTCGGTGCCGAGGAGGTAAATTCCTTTCGGGTTTGGTTTATCTGGTTGTAGATGCCCTCCTGGTAGTTCGGGTACTTCTGCATCACGGCATTCATCGTCTCCATTGCACCAGGCTTAGTCAAAGCGTACTGACTAAACCCTGGCATATGGTAGGTTCCGATAGGGTCAACCATCCCTAGGTTCGGTGGGAGTTGATCGGAGAACGGCTCTCCTTGCGGGGTCGTGGTTCGGGCTACGGGGTCGAAGAGGACTCGCTGCTTCATACCCCCTCCAACATCGATGACCTTAAGCTGGGTGTGAGTTACCCCTCCCGGTGCCTTATCGGGAGCCGCTTCAACTCCGAGGGCCTTAACAGCGAACTTGTCCGCTCCCTGCTCATGCAGTTTCTGCAACGCCATTTTCGCGTCGAGGCTCTTTGCATCGATCCCGTAGAGCTGTTTAGAGAGATCAACCCCACCGAGCGCCTGTTGCTGTTGGAATTCCCGCTCCTTCTCTAGCTCGTTTTTCTGCTCCCCTGCGACGTTCGCTAAGGTATCCCCGAAGCGACCGGTACGAGTAGGCGATAACCAGGCTTGAGCCATAGCTAGCTGGTTTTCTCTCGGTGTCGGCTGTAGGGCCGAGAGCTTATCCCGCGCATCCCGAAGCGCCTGCTTAACGCTCTCGGCATTAGCATTCATGCTAGAGAGGATGTCCTGCTCCCCCGCTTGGGTTGCTCCTGACTGGTACTTCTTTAGGAAAGCCGAAGCATCAGCCTTCGCCTCCTTAGTACTCGACTGCGGCTGTAGGAGCTGAGCTAACGCTCCCCCGCCACTCGGACTCTCGTCCGGGCCTTCGTCCTCGTCCTCATCAATTAAGCTAGGGTCTGCCATGATTAGCCGCCACTCGGGTTAAGGAGGTTATAGAGCCCCAGAGACTGCGAAAGCGGGGAAGCACCGTAACTTGGTGCATACCCTGTCTGAGCACTCGTCGAGCTTCCCGGTACCGTAGTCGGTGTCGCAGTCCCCGAGAGGATCTGGGAGAGGTAACCGAGCTGTTGATACGGGTACTGCTGCTGGTTCTGGAAGTTCTGGTAACCGACGTTAAGGTTCTGCTGATTAAGTCCTTGCTGTTCTGCTCCGACCGTATCGAGTGCAGCCGCACCCTGCAAGCCGAGCGCTTGACCGGTCTGGGAGAGCGATCCGAGCTGAGAGGCCCCCTGCAACCCGAGGACGCCCTGCTCGTATCCGAGACCACCGAGGGTCTGTCCGAGCGCACCGGTTGCCTGCCCAGCGGCGAGTCCCGTCTGCTGTGCGTTCGTGTACGCTTGGGAGAGAGCGGACCCCGCCGTATCTTGGATATTCTGCGTGATCTGCGCGGCCCCCTGGTTTTGGGCTCTCGTGTTCGCACTCGATCCCGCCTGCCCTGCCGCCGCGTACTGCTGGTTAATCGAGGGCTGGAGGGTGTTATTCCAGTACTGAGTAGCCTGGTCCTCCGCCTGCTTGATAACGTTGTTCGTATACGGATTTAGCTGTGCAGCCGTAGGAGCTACTGCATTATTGATATAGCTCGAAGCCTGTGGCACAAAACTCTGAGCTTGTGTTAGCGCTCCCGGGGTTGCCGAGGAGCTTGCTAACCCCATCGCCTGGTTTAGGGGGCTCTGGTACTGGCCCTGAAGGTTCTGTACCTCGCTCTGCGCCTGCGTCTGCGGGTCCGTAAACCCCGCGACTTGGGGACCCCCATAAGGCTGATATGGTTGCCCCGCTAGCGCCGCTGCCTGCCCTAAGATGCCCTGGCTATACTCCTGCAACCACGTCGGGACTTGAGACGACGATGTCCCGTAGTTCGTGGTCGAGGTCGGAGCCTGACCTTGGAATAAGAAGTCGAGAACGGAACTCATGTTACTTCCCCTTCCCCAGATAAGCCAAGGGCTCTTTAGCCTTCATAAATTGTTTGCCTTTCACGAGGGACTTCCCCGCGTGCTTGCGAACCTGCTCCCGTAACTGATCGAGCTTTCGTGCCCCGGCATCATTAGACCCGTTACCGAGCATCGAGACGGTGCCACCGTCCATAACGTATTCACCCCCGGAGAGCTTTGCGTTAACCTCGTCAGAGGTTCCGTCCCCATAGCCAGGGTCATCGACGTACCCCTCTCCCTCATGCATTCCAGAGGACTGACTTAAAGCTCCACCTCCCTTGGCCTTTAAAATAGGGGAAGAGCCAGGGCCTCCTGGTATCCCCCCCATATAAGGAGCAAGCTGCATGTTTGGTGTCCCAGCGGTCGTGGAAGAAGCGGCCGTAGGCGAGGCGGGAGAAACACCAGAAACAGCGGGGAGCTGGTTATTAGAGAAGAAGGTCTGTTCCGGCCCCTCTCCATATTTATACCATTGTTCAGGAGTCCAATTCGAAGTGGTCGGGCCTACGTACTGCCGGGAGTAGTTAGGCACCGAGAACGGGGTCGAGGGAGGCCCGTACCCAGCCGGGGGTGTGGTTGAGGGTTGGGTAGCATTCCCACTACCGGAGGACTTGCCCCCTAGCGAGGCGATGATCGGCGCGAGAGACGCAGCCGTTAACCCTAACTGGGATAAGGTCTGCGCCGTGCTCGGAGAGAGACCAAGCTTTCCTAGGAGGCTAGCGAGAGCCCCGCTCGCTCCCTTCCCCCCGCTGCTTGACGAGGTCAAATTGCTGCTAGGCAACTGCTGTAACTGGGAGAGCAGGTTAGGATCTAGTTGGGAGGCGCTTTGCAAATTCGGATCACTAAAGGACGGTGCGTTGCTAAAGAGCCCTAGGGAGTCTAGGTTACTAGAATCCATTACCTGGGTGCCGTCCCGTAAGGCCTGAGCGTTATAGTTAGCGGGCAGATCCCCGCTGGAACTAAAAGTCCCGAGGTCTAACGGGGAAGAGTTGTCAAAGATGCTAGAGAGGTCTAGGCTACTAGCGGGTGAATACGAGTTATCGAAACTAAAGGAGTCATCGACACTCCCGCCGTCATCGAAACTCTTTAACTTCTTCTTCATATGTCCACCTTGTGCCATGACGGGTCTCTGGGCTATCGGAGTTGGTTGCTGGGGCTCTAGGGAGGGCTGTGTCTGCATTTGAATCGAGCCGGGACGTTGTGCCTGCAAATACTGCTGTATCAAAGCAGAGGAGGGAACTACCCCGGCCGCAGTCGCAGACCCCATGTTCGCGGGAGTAGAGGGCGGCTGCGCTTGGGCTGCCCTGCTAGCCGCCAGAGACGCCTGCATCTCAGGGGTCATTCCCGCATAGGTAGGCAGCGTCGTGTCGATCTGCCCCTTGATGCCAATGGGGGTCGTGTTATCCAAGGTACCATTCGTGTAATCCCCGATCAGGTTCTGGATTGCTCCCGAGAGGACCCCACCTACTCCGTTGTCAGGACCTACGATCCCCTGCCCGTTCGTTCTCTGGGTGATATACGGGTTAATGACCGAGGAGTAGATGTCCGCAGCCGATTCTCCGGGCTTGATCGTTCCGGCACTGTAGCCCGAGTTGATCTGGTTAGCAATGTCGTTAAGGAACGACCCCTCCTGCATCCGTCCCCAAGTCTGTTCGATAGGCTCCGAATGCCCCGGGGTATTGTTCTTCGCATCGAAGATACCAGCGAGGGTCTCCATCGACTGCTGAGGGGTAAGAGTCGAGAGCGCCCCTTGGGCCTTGGTCGGGTCCTGGTTATACGCCTGCGTGTATTGAGGGATAAGACTATTAACGGCGTCCGTCTCCGGGTCGTGTTTGCCTCCCCCGAAAGCCGAAGAGAGGGCTCCGATGGCCCCACCCGCCAGTCCCCCGATGACCGTCCCTACGGGGCCTACGAGAGAGCCAACCGAGGCTCCGGTCTCTGCACCAGAGAGGGCGTCGGGACCGGTAGCACCAGACTGCCAGTTCTTACCGAAGTTGTAGAGGGAGAGAGCCGCACCAAGCGGACCTGCTACGTCTCCTAAGCCTTGAGATAGCGCGGTGTTTCCCGCCATCTGGGCTCCGTACTGACCTAATCGTAGTGCATCAACCCCTGCCTGACCGTACCCGGAGACGCCACCCTGCTCTAACCCGGTGTAGAGACCGAGACCCGAGCCTAGCGCACCCCCGGCTTGGCTTAACCCTGGGCTGTTTGTAAGCAACCCTCCGAGCTTCGCCGCATTAGCAGCCGCAATAGCGTCCCCTAGGGGAGTCCCCGCGTGCAGGCCGCCATAGATGCTTAGAGCGTCACTCGCCCCGCTAAGGGCAGTGCCTACTCCGTTATTATTCGAGGTAGGAGGAGCCCCAGAGCCGGTCGGGTAGGGAATGGTAGGCTGGTAATCGGTAGAGCTCATAGAGGTACTGCCTGGATAAAGCGCATAGCCCACTCCCTCCAATCACCAAAGTGGCGGGGGTCCGGGGGATGGAATTGGGAGATCTTCGTACTCGACGAAACACTTATCGCCCACCGCTGCCAGTCATGCTCCGAGAGGAGCGTAGGAACAGTAACTAGCTGCCCTAGATCCAGAGCGGTCAAGTCGCACCAATCCTTGACGTTAAGGCCTCTCGGGTCTATCACGATGAGTACCTCCCGTCCGTTTCCTCGATGTGCGCGAGGGTGTGACCGAGGTAGTAGTCACCTCCGGGAGTGTTCGACTCGATTTGGAAAGCAAGTAACCGCGCGTTCTCCTTTAGGTAAACGAGCTGGGTATCCGGCGTCGTTACTACCGCTGGAACGACCTTCGGCACCGAAGCGCTCTGAGACAACGTCGCATTCGCTCTCTGGTAGACGGTTAGAGTCAAATCCCCCGTCTGCCCAAAGTCAGGCTCCACGAGAGAGACGCCTAGCGCCTTATCCTTTGGCTGCGGAGCTACGAGCGGGGACATCTCCGTGGTCTTAAAGTACGAACGGATAGGGGTGATCTGCCCGTTCTGGTTTTTATCCAGTCCGGTCTCGTGCTGCCAAAGAGTAAATCCGGTCTCTGTTTCGTCGAGGTCCGTCATGTAAGGCTTGTTAAACGTGCGCGGGGAAGTACCCGAGGTACGTCCTAGGTCCGGAAGTGGCGTATCATACCAAACTCCTAACTGGGTGTTATAGATCACGGCATGGTTGCATTCCGTCGAGGACCCGAATGGGAAGCACCACCAGATCTCGCAAGCGGCCTGAACCTTAATGGCGAAGACCTTTTGACGGTACTGGAAATTTAGGTTCTTAAAGAAGAAGTCCAGATTCTGGGTATTCGGTAACTCCCGAACGATGCCGTTAAACATCGAGAAGTGATCGACCTCGGGCCAGTAGTAGATCCCGTCGAACTCTACGATGGCGCTAGAGGAGAGGACCGAGGTGTCGCTAGAGATCGTGTTAAAGTTAAACGGGATGCCCGCGAGCAACGCCGCGTTGTAGGTTGCTACGATAAGCTCGGACATTGACCAGAGGATCATCGCGGGCCCACCGGACCCGTTGCGCAGGGGCAGGCCCTTTACGATCTTTTGGTCTGATACGAAAGCCGAATTAGGAGCAGTAGTAACATTGTTGATGGCCGAGACATCGATACGACCGAAGTTACCGTATCCGATCAGGTAAGGAGAAACAGCAACGACGCCCCCGCTAACAGGGTCCATTCCTGAGGCGACTAAGGGAGTAGCCGCATTGACATCTCCGTAGTAGATCGGGGTCTCTGTAAGACTCGTGATCTCCGCTAGGTTAGGAGACCCGTTAGCTACTAGCACCGTTTGTCCGGAGGCCGTGTTATAAAAGGTGTCGAACTGCCAGAGGTTATTCGCATTAACAGCGAACCCAGCCGGAGTACGGTCATTCTGCGCCCCGGGGTTACCGAACTGGTCTGACTGGATCTGCTCTAAGAACGACTCGGAACCTAAGTGCAGGTAATTGATCCCCCCGAAGAAGTAGGCATCCATCCCGTAGACCTTCTCCGGGAGTTGAGAGGTGATGCTCTTATATCCTGCGATCTTTCGAGGCAGAGCACGGCGGGAAAACCGGCACCATTGCCCGTCCTTATACTCGTCGCCTTCCAGCAGGGTACCGTCCCGTTTGATACCAGGCTTCGAGATGATTCTAACTGGGGTTGGGGCTGTCATGTTAAACCCAGAACGGCATCCAGCCGACACCCAGACCCTGCACGGCCACCCGAACCCAAGCAACGGGTTGAGCTCCTACCCCGGGGTATGTGGCCCCGCCGATGGAGGCAACACCACCTCCGGTGGCGGTATAGGGGAGATCGAGGTTTAGGGCAACGGGGTTGGCAGCAGTGGCGAAAAGGCGCATAGCTGTTTGCCCAATCCCCGCAGTAGCAAGATTCAGGGTAGGATTAAGAGCCCCGTTAGCGGAAGCTATGGTAAGAGAGGACCCGCCTACGGGGGGGGAGCCGATAAACATCCCGGAGGGAGCGATAAGGAGACGCGAGGAGACGGCCGTATTGTCATAGACCTCCCAGATGCCTCCACCCGAGATACCTACTCCCGCGTAGTAAGACCGCCCGGAATTACCATCCAGGTAATTAGCATATGCTCCGTGACCAGCCGAACCTAGGAGCTGGAGCTGAGGACTGCCCGCCGCATCACCCTGTACGGATAGAGTGGTACCTGCGGTAGCTCCATTAATGAGAATATTCCCGGTTCCCCCGATGGTTATTCGCGCTGCATTGTTTGTTACGAGGCTAAACGGTATCGCCTGAGCGGGCCCCATCCCGAATTGTTCCCCCGTCGGGCCGTTGGAGAAGGGACTTGCTGTATACCCAACAGAGGTAAGAGTCAAGTTAACGAAGTGAGGTCCGTCGTTATAAAAATAGGCGCTTATGTCCCCGATGACTCCGCTGGTCCCAGGTCCCGCGTTCCAGGCCTGAGCACCGTTTAAATTAGCCTGGAAAAGACCTGCTTGGAATAGGCCACCTACGTTTAGGGTTGCACCGCTGGAGGACGCCGGGATGCTAAATTGCCCGGTACCCGACTGGTAGGTCATCGAACTACCGCCGAAGGCACCCGCATTGTTGTACTGTACCTGGGTATTAGCTCCTCCCGCCGTTGCGGCCGGGATAGACACTGCGTTGATGACGTTCGTGCCATCGCAGTACAGAATTGCCCTATTACCCTGAGCTACTAGAACGGGAGCACCACCGGCGCTGAATCCTAGCGTAAAGGCTCCCGAAGTTTCATTATCTACCCAGTACTGCTGAATCGACCCTGGAACGATCACGGTCACGTTACCCGCGAGGGCTCCGGTAAACCGGTAGGAGATCCGATTAAGTTGGGCTCCGGAGAGTACGTAGTTGCCGGGACCGACTCCGCCTAGGGAGATCTGCACGAAGTTAAAGGTAGAGACCACCGAGCGTCCGAACCCTAGGGTGACGAAGTTAATCCCGTCCGTAACGATGATGGCAGAATCAAAGGGCTGAAAGACTTGAGAGGCCGCTCCATTGATCGTCCCCGAGGGAGGCGTAACTGTTAGGGTACCGGTGCCCGAGTTCTGCACATAGGCGAACCACCCGGAACCTACGGTAGCCGGGTTAGGGAGAGTAAAGACACCACCGGAGCCTCCGGTCCATTCGATCAGGGAAGCGCGATCTTGCAGAGGGCCAGAACCTATGACGTAGTTCGCACTCTGCTGGTTGATATTAATATTTTCATTCAGAGTAGTAGAGATCGCCTTTAAGCCTGCCCCGGCAAGAGCCCCGGCATTCGCACTAGAGACCCCTGCACCGAATTGGAATACTCGCCACGTCCCGGCCTGCGTCGAATTATCGGCTAGGTAGATCTGCCAGACCTGCCCCGAGGGAACTACCATTAACGTGTTTCCGAGATTATCGGTAACCGTAAAGGAATTCGCCCCGACGTTATTAAACAGAGCGCAATAGCCCGTCGAGGATTCGCGGGCATCGTCTAGCCGAAGGGAGAGGCCCACAGCGGTCGCTGTGATATCTAAGATCTCGGCTAGGACTGGTTGCCCACCTGCGGTAAGCTCGGTAGGCCACCCAAGCAGGATATTGGTCGAAACCGTCAGAGGGATATAGGTCGGCAACGCCGGGGCGATGTTGTTGCCCCCGAAGACTGTTTGAAAAGAACCCATGACCTAATCCTCCTTTCTAACCGAAGCTCTATCGACCACGCGAGTTAGGTCCTCGGTTCCTAGACCGGTCACGGCTTCCTCATACATCTCCTTCCAAACAGAGATACGCTCATCGTTTTTTAGGAATGGGGTGCATTCTAGGAGAGCCCGGTACAGCAGGGTCTCGGGGGCAAAATCCGTCCAGAAGTTTGTCTGGTTGGTACTATCGAGCAGGTTCGGTAATCCATAGTAGTTAATCTCCCAGGCATAGTCGATGTCGGGAGTCGGGACTATCAACCAATGCTTATAGTCGTAGTCCGCATAGAATTCGGGGGGACCCGTCTGGGTAGAGTCCGGCCAGTAGGATCGGCAATACTCATACGAGCGAGCGAAGAGCGGCACCCGCTGATTCTGGTTATCTATCCCAAGAGAACTAACCTCGTCGATAGTTCCAGGACCGTCGATGGTTATTGGGCTATCCACGGTATCAGAATTCGAGCCTGCGGCACCGACACCGTAGTTCATCGAAGTAGTGCGACGCCATCCAGAGGGTTTAGCGTAGACCGGGACCCCTACCGTTAGGACAGAGGTCACCGGGATTATCATGCCCGTGATTTTCAACCTACGCGCTATGGCCCTCTCCGCTAAGTTGATTAGACTCGGCAGTTGGTTATAGACAGTAGGGTCCGTAGAAGGACCGCCACGCTCCAAATACGACTGAAGCGTTTTGATCAAACTCGTGAAAGTCAGGGCAGTGGCCATTACGCCGCCTTATCCTGCGCTTCCGGTGGTACGGGAGGCGGAGGAGTAGGCAGAAGCGATACACGATTCGCTAAGATCATCCGTTGCTTCTCCTGCTGGATCTGCTGAATGACCCCGAAGACGAAGTTTAACTGGTTGCCCTTAACGACCAGGGCCTCCGAGGTCAACAGCGCTTCGATACTGTTAAGAGTTTCAAGAGATAACATTTTTGCTCCTTAGACGTTGGGTGAGGAAAGGACCCCACTCTTTTAGTTTCTCAGGTGTGAAAAAGTCGCTATGTCCGGAAACCACCGGCATCCCTTTCGTGATATCGCAATGGAAGTTCTGGATAGCTGGGTCGTTACCGACGTAACCGGTATGGCCTAGCTCTCCCCACTCCTCATCTACGATATGAGCCTTCTCCGCAAACTTGGCAACCTCGGTTATGCGATCCCCGCTGTTGCAGTAGACATCGATAAACTCGCACTTGTCGGGACGACGGATAGCGGACTGTAAAGCACCGTTAATGAACACGGCCCCCCTTACCGGGGCTCCCTGCAACAGTAAGTGGTAAGCAATCGCGCAGCCGTTAGAATGGCCTACGAGAATATCACCGGGCTCGATGTATGGAAGGAGAACCCCCTCGACTGCTGGGTTTAGCAACCGAGTCTCCACGGCGAGTTCATACCCGTACTCTGGGTAACGGGCATCGAAACCCGCATCCATCAAGTAGACGAGCAACCCCCGAACGGGGCTGTCTGGTGAGGTATGAATGCCGTGGATAAGGTGGACTTTCATGGCTACGGAGCGTTGGCGATCTGCTGAAGTGAAGCGATTCCGCCGTCCAGCTTGGCATCGATGGCAACGCCCAGGGCCGTACCTTCCGAGGTCAGGAGACCCGGGAGCAGCAGGTCGAGTTGGCCGACGAGCTTTAGTTCAGCACCGGGGAAGTTACCAGCCCACTTTAGGGGATCGACCCCCATGTCGGCGCGGAACTGCTTAACGGCCTGAAGGGCCGAGATCAGGGAAGGCGCAGCGGCTTTAAGAACGGGATTCGGTGTGGACATCGTAAACTCCTACTTGTTTGGCGGCATTGCCGCATTGGGGAAGAAAATCGTGTGGGCGGCCGTCGCTATCGTGCCACCGAGGGTAACCCAGGCCATGGCCGTAGGGTTTAAACCGAGGGAGGCCGAATCAAGGGCCATCGCCCCGGAGAGGACGGTAAGCAAGGAAAGAACCTTGTCCCCGTTCTTAGCAAACCATTGATAAAGAGTCATTTTCGTTACCTCCAGGGTTCTTGCTGTTTTACGTGTGCTTCGCGATCATGTAAACGAGAGTAGCGGTAGAGACTAAAAGAGCGAGAATGGCAATCCAAGTATTACGTCCCTGGTCGGTGCGTTCCATCGCCACCTTTACTGTTTCTAAGGCCAGGATCGTGGCACGATCAAGGGCCGCTAACCTCGTGTCTATATAGTCACGAAGAGATACCGTGTTGCTATGATCCTGGTCTTCGTTCATTTCGTCGCTCCTTCATCCGGAGTTAACGAGTAATGGTTATTGTCCTTCGAGTGAAAGTCGCCCCCCCAACAGAAGTCGGGCTGTTGCAACTTCCACCAGGCCCCTAGCTCCTTATGTCCCGTATCGTCCGTGATATAGGTCCCATCCGGGAGATAGAGATTTACGTCGATGGCGAGACCTTCGAGATGCAGAGAGTTCGTGATGCCCTTACCGTCCTTCGCGTTTAGGGCGGCTACCCGAGGATCACGCACCCACTCGCAGCGACCGGCCAGGTAGCCGAGATCGAAAGCCTTATCGATCAAACGCGGAACCCACTTAGCGAAGCGGGTCTGTTTCTCTCGTAGGGTCTCGTTTACAGTAGGCTCTGGCACTTCGGCTCTCTATAGAAGAAGCGTTGGATGGTAAAGTACTCGCGATTTAATTTATCGATGTCCTCCGTTAGCTCCTGCTTAAAGGCGGGATCTGCGGCCTTGCATCGATCCGCTACCCGGTTGCGTATGGCGGTCTCTAGGCTCTGCGCTGCGATTAGATCTACCCGGGTCTGGATGGCAGTAACCGAAGACACCTGGGCGAAACCAGGGTAGACCGAGGGCAGCCAACCGCAGGCCAAGGCGATATGCAATACGGACCCGGAGATGATCAGAATGAGAGCCGCGAAGACCATCCAACGCCAGCGGTTCTGCTCGTACTCGTCGTTCGTGTTCCGAGGGGGCAGTATGGCTTTAACGACCCCTAACCCGACATCTTCAAGACCCATCTTCTTCTCCTTATGGTTGAACGAACGGCGTATTGGCATCCCAACGAGCTTTGGCGGGGAGCCCGCTTGTAGCGGTACACCCTGCTCCTGTGGGGGTCTGGAGCTTAGTGCCAGCAGCCGGGGTGACCCACGGCCAGGCATATCTGCAATTGATGCCTGAGGTACCGAACTCGGGAGGGGTCGTAGAGGTATACAGGGAACTCGGGAATACCTGCGAGTACCCCGCTGGGGTATCTACGATGCTGTTCGTAAAGAAGTCATAGTTTCCACTACGAAACAGGAGCTGGGGGTTATTAACCCCGTTAAGGTTGTTGTCGTTGCAGTAGATCCCACCGTTACCGCACTCGGAGCCGGTCCAGCCTAGAAGCCAGATCTCACCCTTATTGTTTGGGCACCCGGCAGTCCCGAAGCATCCCTGATAGACGTAACCGTTAGCAGCGGTAGTGACACCAGAGATACCTAACACATTACCTACGTAGGCCATCTCGTAATCCCACATCATAGCCCCCGCCGCACGCAGGGGGCCTGGGGGGTACGGGTAAGCTTGGCCGGTGGCGTACCCGAGCCCGCTGTTGTCGTTGACGGTCCCGCTAGCAACTCCGAAGGTCACCGAGGAGCTAAGAGTCAGACTCGGGTCCGTAAAGGGAGGGCGCTGGGATAGAAACCAGTTACGGAAGAAGGTGTGAGCAGTGACGTTGCCGTGAGTCTCATCGTCGTCGCCGTTATCCCCCTGATTACCCTCGAAGAGGATTCCGTGGCAGCCGACGTAGTGGGAACCGTTAACGCCCATATCGAGGAGGTAGTTACCGATGCCGCTGTTGGCCTGATACATCGTTTCACCGATGTAATTATAGGAGACCACGTTGCCCCCACCGCATGAGCGACCTACCATCCCCTTGCCGCCCAGTCTGATGATGCTGTTCGTAATCATCGACTCGGTAGTAGCGCCATCGATGGCTACGGGGTACTCGATCCCGTTGTTTTCGAGATCCGCCCCGTCGTGGAAGTAAACGGTATTAAGCTCGATCCGCAGAGAATTGCTGATGACTACGCCACCGCGCCATAGGAAGGTTTCCACGTTTTTAAGCCAGCACCCGTCGCAGTACTGGAAAACCACCGGGTCCTGGGTGGACCTCTCAATCGTAACATTCTCCAAACCCGCTCCGGAGATAAATGGCACGGAGGTACCGGAGGCGTTGGTTGGCCAGTAGACTTGAGCGAAATGGGGGCTACCGGCTCTAAACGCTACCGTCACCGGCGAGTCGAAGGTGATAGTGCAAAGGGCTCCTGGGCACACCGAACTGATGGCGGAGATCTTCTTCACCTCGCTAGTTTCCCGATCATAGACGGCCCCGTAGGCTTGCCCATCCTCCACCGTGGTGCAACCGGGGCAGTAGACTATCCTCCCGATCATCGGACTGGTGTTTGCGGCGGCATAGTCGAGTGCGCCGAAAAGGTTAGCTGCAAGACTCCCGCTGGTGTTCGCCGGGTTTGTCTGTGTAGTGGCTCCAGAGGCCTCGTCGATACGTACATCCATTCCTACGGCGAGATTAGCCACGCTATTAAGCTGGACGGTCGTTGCTCCCTGGAAAACGCTGAAAGCTAACTGCGCGCCGCACCCGGTGGCCGAAACTCCGTAGGGGCATCCTGCCCACCACAGGTTATTGTTCGGATTCGCTCCTATCCGCACGGTCGCATTGGTGCTAACCCCGGGGCATGGGGAAGTCCCGGGGGCAGTTGCTCCGCAAGCACCCGAAGCTACGTAGGTCTGTAACATCCCATTATAGACAAAGAATTCGGTTCCGCAGAAGGCAACGGGAGGTTCACCCCCACCGGCAACCGTACATGCGGCACCCCGAACGGTGATGCCCTTATTAATCAGAACGGTCTGAGTGTTATCGAGATAGAACTTACCCGAGGAAAGCTGAACGACCCCGTTAGCGGCGCAAGCGGCGATGGCAGCGGTAATCAGGGTGTAATCATCTCCTGCCGTAGGAGGCGTAAGGTGGCCGCTAGGGCTAACGGTAGCTCCGCATTGGGTTCTGGTGGTAGGGATGCCGCCGTAGAACAGCATCCCGGCTTTCGGCCAGTTAGCTGCCGAGAGATCATTAATAGCTGGAAGAAACGGAGCCGTCGAGGCAACTCCTCGCCCATGCCGTATGGCGGCCTGTGCGTTTGCTACCAGCAGAGAGAGCAGAAGGGCGATGATATATTTCATTGAAATGCGATAGCCGTTGCGAAAGCGGTGGACCCGTGTTGAGCAGCACCCATAACGAAATTCCAGTTCTGGGTTACTGTGGTTGCAAAGTTTGCGTGACCGAATTGGTCTGCGTTGTCCATACGGTCCTGGTCGAAGGTCGCCCCACCCGTGATTGCATAGGAGACGCAATCGAAGACCGCCCCTGCGGGAGCCCCGGCAGCCATCGCCCCCTGAGAGGCCGTGCCCGACCCGGTTTGGTCGATGACGAGGCCCGGGGCCGCGATTGGGGTGATCGTCGGGAAATTAGAGATCACCGTACCACTGCCCGGAGCGGCCCCATTAAAACTCTGCGCATTTAAGAATGAGCTTGCTTGCGCTCCTACTACATCCCAAAGGTGGATGGAGAACTGGGGTTGTCCTGCTCCGGATAGGTTAACTGTTAGGGTAAGGTTATTCCCCGAGGTCGCATTCTGGTGATAGAAAACCTGCGAAGTACCCGCCGCTCCCGGGTTCGTGTAAGTCTGACTGCCAGAATCCACGACCGATGAGACTGCATTGATGTTATTACCTGCTGCCATAGAGGCGACAAGCAAATTCCCATCGGAAGGGAATAGAAGAACATTTGCCCCATTCTGGGGGTTGACCACACTGTAATGAAGTAGTCGTTTGACACGGATGCCAGTTGGGGCCGCAGTGCCCGCGCTCGCGACTTTTAAAGCAACCGAGGCATCAACACAATTGGTCCCAGTAGACTGAGTGAACCCAAAACCAGGATTGATCGACCCGTTAGTAGTCTGCACGTCGAACGATGACGCACTCGGGATCGTGGCGATGTTGTTCGCGTGCATAAAGGCAGGGGATACCCCACCGGTCTTCGAAATCGCCGTGGCCTGGGTGCTGATCCCGGTGCCGACGGGGTCGTTACTGATCGCGTAATTCCAGATCAGGTGGCCGCCGTTCGCGTCGTTGTTCGTCGTCGGAGTGTAGGCCCCCGCAGTGATCGAGGAGCAGGCCGCATTCGCCGTGCTATGACTGCCGTCCGCAGGACTCGCCGTGGCGATGTTATTAAACTCAGCAATCGCATAGTGGAACGGTTTGATGAACGTATCGAAGGTTACGGTCAACGTGTGCAGGCAAGATCCCGTGGCATTCGGTAACACGTAGATCTTAGTGTTCATATTCCCGACCGAGGCGGTCCCTCCCGTGACCGTAGCGGCAGGCCAAGTGTCTCCGCAGGAATCAGAGATGGCCCAAGTACGAGAAGCACTGTAGGGGTATGCAATCGATAGGAGGATCGGATTGCCCGTCCCCGTCGCATTAGGCAAGTTGATGACGAAGGCATTGCCGGTAATGCCGTTGTTATCGTTCAGGTCGGAACCGGTACCCTGAATAAAGGTTGGCACCGGGGGCCCACCGCCGCCACCGCCAAGGGACATGCCGACACCGTGATGAATACGAGCATCGGCAAAGGAGAGGAAAAGAGCGAGCGCTAAGGCTAGAACCTTCTTCATGGCGAAACGTCCGCTCCCGATGCGATCTGATCGCATGACCCGGTAAAGGCAGCTGTTGCAGTTACGGTCGCCGCACCCGTAGTGTAGCTCGATACAACCGCGAGATTAGGACCGGTGGAGGCGTCCGAGTTTACCGTTGTCCCGCTAACCGCTCCCCACGCGGAGCAGCTCTGTGCGAACCCCGTGAATACCTGATGCCCCGTACCGCTGGTTATCGGGCCTATCGAGATCGGGCTGGCGGTCGCGGTCAGGATACTAGTGAAACCCGCATTGGGGAACGCAGCACCGATGCTACCCTGATTAACCCCGGTAAACGAGATCGCGGATATGTGCGCTTCCCAAGACCCGGTCCAAGTACAGGTCAAGTTCTTAGTACCGCTGGTCGGAGCGATCAGGGCAAAAATGGTCGAGGCCCCGCTAAGACCTCCGTTCGTACCCGTGTTAGCACCGGTCAACTCGGTCATAGCCTGATTAGTACCCGCAGGGTCCCAATGGCAGGCTAACCCGGTTGGGGTAGTAGAGAGACTAAACCAGAGAACAGCGGCAAGGGCACGATTAGACCCGCTGCCTACCGTCATGGAGGCGGTCATCGTCGTGGCCCCGTTAACAGAGACCACCGCCGCCGTCTGGGCGTCGAAAACTACGGAACCCCCGCCGCCACCGCCGAACGACCCCAGGCCCGGCCCAGGTCCCTGCCCCTGGCCCGCTAGGGCAACCCCGTAGAGTAGGGCCAGTAGAAGAGTAAGTACCTTTCTCATCGCGGCACGTTCCAGTTCAAAGTGATCGCTCCGGGCGTGATACTGGAACTGGTGTTGTTACAGACCTTAAAGTTCACGTTATTGGCCGAGGGGTAGGCGATGATGGTAAGCATCCCCGAAGCACTCGGGGTGTAGCCGGTCACTGCGGTCGGATCACCGTTAAAACCCCAGTTAACAACGTCGGTGGTCGCAACTCCAGTAGCCGAAGTCGTAACGGCGGTAGCACAAGTCCCGCTGGAGATCGCGCCCGTAGCGAGGGCCGAAGTACCGTTGGCAACGAGCTGACCGGCGCGGACCCCGTTTATCTGGGTGTTGGCAGCCGAGCCGCCGACGATGTTCGTGATCGTGCCTGAGTGGACATTCTCACCTAGGGTTATGGTCACGGCGGTTGTCGTCGTAGGCACTAAACCAAAGAGAGTAGTTCCGCTGCCCTCCTTAAAGATAATGGAACCGGGGAATCCGGTACCTGCCCCAGCCCCGGTGTTAAAGTTTAAAGTCCCACCGTTAGCATTGGCCGCGGCCCCGGGCGACCCGGTGGTAATGCTGATGGTACCTGCGGTAGCGCTGGCAGTGGCGGCTCCTCCGCTACCTGCGCTGATCGAGACGTTACCTCCGTTAGCTACACCGACGCTGGTGGTAGAACCGCCTGCACCGGCCGTAATGACGACATTGCCACCGGAAGCAGGTCCGGTAACAGCACTAGCTGAACCTGCCCCTCCGAATAGGCTAAGAGCCCCGCCATTGCCCGAAGTGGTACCGATACCACTACCTGCAGAGACGGTAGTCGCACCACCGGTCCCGGAAGTACTGCCGCCCGCTCCTCCTGTGACGTTTAAGGCCTGACCATTGGCGGCGGCACTTCCCGAAGCGGCGGTAAGATTACCGGCCGTCGTAGCCCCTAGGATTAGAGTAGTGCTGCCATCGAGCCAGAGGAAGTCGGGGGTACCAGTAAGGAGATTCGAGCCATTGCCGTAACCTACCTGACCAGCGGTAAGAGACCCACCGCAGTTACCTCCCGAGTCACTGATCTGCAAGGGACCGGTACCACCTACCGTTACGCAGTGACCTACGGTAAAGGAGCCGGTCGAACCAGGCAGTGTGCCAGCAGTACTCGGAATGGTGCTCCCGTTTACCGAGGTGACCCCGGGCAGCAAAGCCGAGTAGGCGGGATCTGCGGAGGCACCACCGGAAACGAGGGCCTGACCGGTCGAACCGGTGGCAATGCCCTCTAGGGTAGTGCTGGTCACCCAGATCGCTGTCTGATGAACGGTCGGAGTACCCGAGGCGTTAAGGGATCCACCTCCGGCGACCAGAGCCGTACAGGCTGATACTTGGTAGTTCGTGCCATCACTCGTGATGTCGCAGCCGCGATTCGAGGCAATAGACAGGGAACTGGCCCCGTTAATCGTGCTGGTCGTAGGCGTAATGGTAAGAGTACCCGCCCCGATGTTCTGGGCCGTAAAGCCGAACCCCGCTCCGAAGCCTGTGGTAGTAGCTACCGGGAGCGTCGCGGCAATTGCCCCCGCATTATTATGGGTTACGAGCTTGTTGCCATCCGTAGCCAAGTAAGTGTACGTGGTGCCGGTCTGCGCATTAATCACGGCACTCGGGGCGAGAACCCCGGAGCTGATCCCGAGACCAGTGCCTACAGTAATAGGCGTGTTCTGCGCAGAGGAGTTAGAGGCCAGCAGGGCCGCGCTGGTCGGGTTAACCGCCCCATTGATCTGGTTTGCATTAACTACGCCAGTGCCGGTAGGACCGAGGCTCGCGCCCGTACCTACCAGGGCCGCCATACCGGTGTTCGTACCGGAGGTCAGGCCGCTAAAGGCGGTCGACCCACCCGAACCGCAGGCGCTACCGGTACCCGAAAAGAGCCCAGCTGAATTCGCTTGAATGCACTGGGTTAATCCCGTGATTCCCGAATCGGTAAAGCTAGAGGCAGTAGCCGCCCCGAGAATCGGGGTGATAAAGGTAGGGGTGTTGTTAAGGACTACCAGCCCAGTGCCGGTCTCGTTAGTGATAGCCGCTGCGAAGTTGGCGCTAGTCGGAGTGGCTAGGAAGGTCGCCACGCCGGTTGCTAAACCCGAGATACCCGTGCTGACCGGCAGGTTAACCCCGTTGGTCAGATTCACCGCACTAGGAGTACCGAGGTTAGGCGTGATCAATACGGGGTTGTTGGAGAACACCACGAACCCGGTACCGGTCTCGTCGGTCAGAGCCGCCGCGAGGTTAGCGCTCGAAGGAGTCCCGAGGAAAGCCGCGACGTTAGTTCCAAGTCCCGTGATCCCCGCGAGAGGCGAGGAGGTCGCTACGATAGAACCCGCGCCCGAGGTATCGAGGATTGCACCGGTACCCACCGTCATGTGGGCGAGGACGTTGGTGCTGGTGGTCAGGGCACTAAACGCCGAGGAGCTACCCGCACCGCAGCCGCCGCCCGAATCCGTAATGGAGGTCGAAGACGCCCACTGGACGCAATCTCCGGAGGTGATCACCCCGACCTGCACGGGGATACTTGCACCGGTCAGACTATTCGCCCCGGTACCTCCCGAAGACTGCGGAAGAGGAGTACCCGATAGGGTGATCGCGAAAATCCCAGAGGTCGTAATGGTCGAAGGGGAAACGGACAGGAAAGAGGGAACGGTTACCCCGATACTCGTAACCCCACCGCCTCCACCGCCGCCCGGGGCAGTACAACCCCCGGCACCGTTTACGAACAGGAGGGGATTGCCTCCGCACGGGAAGAGGTTGATGATATCGCTCGCACTCGAAGTACCGGTTAGGGCCAAGGAACTGGTAGGCCCAAACATGTTAAAGAGCTGGTGAGTGGATGTATTGTACTTATACGCGAAGATATACCACGGATCACCCGACCCGGTGGATACCGGACCCGTCGCGGTACAGGCTACCCCGGTAGCACAGTTCGCTGGGTTATACTGAGCGTATGCCCCTCCGCATCCGAGCAACAGCAGTAGAGCGAGTAGAATCTTTTTCATGCTAGGAACCTCTATACATCGGGAGGGAAGGGGGCAGGAACCCCGTCGGTAAGGGGAACGTCAGGACGACAGAAGGGTAACGTGATGTTCTCGGTCTGCCGGGCCGGTAACCGGTACGGATCGAGAACGTCTAAATCAGCTTCACAAACCATTAAACCCGGAGAATTCGGATCCATGAAAAGCTCGTCGAGGAAAAACTTTCGAGAGCACCGGGCACAAAGACCAATGCCAAAGGTAGAGCGGCCCCGGGGATCGAGGAAAATCGCTCCGTGACTTGCCTTGCTTCTACGGTGTCCCGAACGTCTCATCTCGTGTAATTCCTGATCATAGGCCGGAGGTAAGTGGGACTTCCATCCGATTCACCGCCCCAGGCCTCGTTGATTAACCGGGCCGCTTCCGGCCCTAGCTCCTCTGCCACCCCCGCTTCGACCTCCGGGATCGTATACGCGAGTTGACGGGCAAGCTCGGTAATGACCGCAAGGAACCAGCGCTGAGGGATGGCTAACTGTTGGGTCATCGTCCCTACGTCCTCTACCTGCTGTTGGATGTAGCAAACGATCTGAGCGTAAGTAAACTGAAGCTGTGGAACCGGCCACAGGGTAATGACCGGTTGCATAAATTGCTTGTTATACCAGAACTCTACCGGGCGACCCGCGAAGTCCTTGTCTGGGAGGTTAGCATAGTCATCCCGGTTGACCTTAGCTAAGGGGATCTCGTTAGGCCTTGTTCCGCAGACGAACTCGGTGACGTTTAGGACCGTGGCAGACCCCGCCTGCAATCGGACGTAGGATACACCGGCTTCCGGGATACCCTCGATATCAACCCAAATCCAAGCTCCCGAGGAAACAGAGAGGGATTCGGACCAAAAGGTTTCCCAGGTAACTCCGTCATCGGATGTTTGGATAGAGAGAGCCCAAGTACCGGAGGCGTTAGGGAGAACCCCGAAGATCGTAGGCTGACTCGGAGTCGAGAACTTGACCTGGATGAATCCCCCTGGTACGACCTGGGTGCAGGCTGTCGCAAGGTCATTATCGAAGGCGTTGGCCGCTACTCCGCTAGACGCGCTCGGGATGGTCGAGTTCCCGTTCCTTGATATCTGGGTTAGGGTTCGCAGATTCGCGTTTAGAACATCGACGGTGCCATCGGGACACGGGACCGACTTAACCGAGTCATAGACAGGGAGGATGATCTTCTCGATGCAAAAGGTGGCCAGGCCCTTGCTAGAGAGAGTCGAGAGATACAGGTAGAGAAGGTCCTTGGCAATATCAATATATTCAGGATTGATTTGCTGAGGAGAGATTCTGCAACGGCCAAAGGCCCGATCAATGACCTTACGGGTGTTAAATACCGTGGTGGCTACGGTACCCGATGTGCTTGCCAAAGTTCGCTGCTCCGGTAAGAACAGCTCGCCTACGCAAGCTTAAGTGTCTGAAGGTTAAGGTCGACACGGAGGTTACGCCGTATTAGCGAGCCCGGGAAGCAGATTTGCCTCCCTTCGACGCCATACGCATCCGGGGGGCTAAGGGACGGCCTGCACCCGATACCCTACCTACCGTAGGCATAGGGGGCCGGGGGCCTCCCGTCGGCACGTTCCCTATCGGCATCGGACGAGCCCCGAGGGTCGGAGGAGCACCGAGACGGTTTGGGGCCCCCATCATCGGCATACCGCCCCCTGCTAATCGGTCTTGGGTTCCCCCGGTAGCGAGCTTGTTAACGGTCCCTCCTGTTGCGAGCTTGTCGATGGTTCCCCCTGTTCCGTAGACGGCTCCACCGGCGTTGTGGTGCTTGACTTTCCCTCCCTTCTTGTAGTCGGGAGATCCCTTCGGGATCGAGGTCTCATCATGCACATGGCCGCCTTCCTTCATCGCGTGCTTCTCAGCCCTTTTACGCTCGTGATGCTTGGGCATCTTCTTACCACCGTGGTAGTGGTTATGAACGTGAAAGTGCTTTTCAGCCTTACCACCCTTTGCAAACCCGGAGGTCAAGGGGCTCTTACCCCCGTGGTCCGCTAGCTCCTCGGTAGAAGGAATGCGACGATCAACGGCGGAGTTGCCATGGTCCCTATCAGCCGAGTGGTTCGGATCAACCTGAGGAGGCATCTCCCGGACCATACCGCCGTGGGCTAGTTTGGCCACACT